CGGTGGAGCGGTGGCCGGCGCTCATCCATGGCCTTGTGGGTTCTGGGAGGTGGAGGGAGATCGGAGAGGGGGCCAGGAAGATGGCAGAGTCTGAGAGCTGGGAGGTCCAGGCTGGACGTTTCAGGAGGCACTTCGAGAACATGTTGGAGAGCGGCGAATGAGCATCGACATCAACGCTTCAAATTTCATCTCTGAGTTCGATCCGAAGAAGGGGAATGTCGGGGTGATCGGCCACGGATACGTGGGCCAGGCCGTGGCGGCCTTCTTCGAGAAGACGTTCACGACCCGGATATACGACAAGTTCAAGCCGCAGCTGGGGAACCTCAAGGACCTCGTCACGTTCTCAGAGGTCATCTTCGTCGCCGTCCCAAGCCCGATGAACACAGACGGGACGTGCCACACCAGCATCGTCGAGTCCGTGCTCTTCGACATCCAGGTCGCGGCTGACGAGGTGGGACGGGCCTCCGATGCCTTCGTCGTCGTGCTGAAGAGCACCGTCCCACCGGGGTTCACAGAGAGGATGCAAAAGAGGTGGCCGACGCTGCGGATCATCTTCTCTCCGGAGTTCCTCACCGAGGCCAACAGCGTCCTCGATTTCGAGAACCAGAACAGGGTCGTCCTGGGCGGTGACGAGGACGATGCCCGTGTGGTCTTCAAGTATTTCGAGGCAGTCGCCCCGCAGAGGGTGCTCGAGGACAGGCTCGTCATCCTCCAGTGTTCATCGACGACGGCTGAGCTCGTGAAGCTCTTCACGAACGGGATCCTGATGACGAAGGTCCTCTTCAGCAACGAGATCTACCAGGTGTGCCAGAGGATGGGCGTCGACTACGAGGAGGTCCGCGTCCTCTCATGCCTCGACAAGAGGATCGGATCGAGCCACACCCTGGTGCCGGGTCCGGATGGGAAGCTCGGGGCAGGCGGGTCATGTTTTCCAAAAGACATTAACAATTTGGCTTCTCTTTGTCGAAGTCTGGACATTCCAGAGAGGATGTTCACCGCGGTGATCAAACGCAACAGCGAGCTCCGTCCCGAGGAGGACTGGAAAGAGCTGAAGGGTCGGGCGGTGGTCGATGGGTGATTACAGGAGGCTTGTCGTCGACATCGACGGGACCCTCTGTGAGGAGACAGGCGGGCTAAACTACGCCGATGCGCCTCCTAGGCAGAACGTCATCGCCCAGGTCAACAGGTTCTACGATGCCGGCTACGACGTGACGATATTCACGGCACGCGGGATGTACCGGTACGCGGGAGACCGTGGTATGATAGAGGAGAACCTGCGCCCTGTGACTGAGGCGTGGCTGAAGAGGCACGGTGTGCGGTACCACCGCCTGTGGTTCGGAAAGCCCTCGTCAGACATGTACATCGACGACAAGGCGGTGACGCCTGAGGATTTCCTGGAGAAGAAATGGGGAACGTAGTTTTTACGAATGGATGTTTCGACGTCCTCCATATGGGACATCTCCATCTCTTGGAGATGTGTCTGAAGATTGCTGGAGAAGATGGAAGGGTCATCGTCGGTCTGAATTCTGATGATTCTGTCAAAAGGTTGAAGGGTCCGAGTCGACCCGTCAATAAGTTTGAACATCGTGCGGCGATGTTGGAGGCGATGACCGTCGTCGATACGGTGTTGTTGTTCGAAGAGGACACTCCCTACAAGCTGATCGAGTCGATCAGACCAGATTTCATCGTGAAGGGTGGAGATTATGAACCGAACGAGGTGGTCGGCAGAGATATTGCCGACGTGATCATCGTTCGACTCATCCCACAGGAATCGACTACGGCGTTCATCGAGAGGGTGAAGAGGCTGTGAGGTTCCTGGTCATAGGGGACATCATGCTGGACCGTTACACTTACGTGCGGTCCGACAGGAGGGCCCAGGAGGCCGACGTACCCGTGTGGGACGTCGTCCGTGAGGAAGTCCGCCTCGGCGGGGCCGCCAACGTGGCGCACAACCTGAAGGCGATCGGCGGTGACGAGGTCGACGTCGTGCTGGCCGGCTTCGAACACGACTTCGAGCTGGGAAACATGCTCGCCGCCAAGGGGATCTTCCGGGCCACCTGGGGGAAGCGCACCATGGAGAAGCATCGGTACGTCGAGGCGGATTCCTCGAAGTATCTCTTCAGGACCGACAACTTCAGGAAGTGGGACGACGAGTCAGAGGCAGAGTTCATGCTCGAGCACATCCTCGGCATGGAGGTCGGGTTCGACTGCGTCGTCATGTCAGACTACGACAAGGGGACGTTGACGGGGCCGTTGATAGGGGTTGTGAAGCGCCATCCACTTGTCATGGTCGACTCGAAACGTGAAGACCTCCGTCCATTCGAGGGATGCATGCTCTTGAAAGTCAATGAGGATGAGTACTCGAGGCAGGTGTCCAGTAGGATCTACCCGAACTTTACCAAGTTCTTCCAGCATGTTGTGGTGACGCGCGGCGGGAAGGACACGCAGTTGTTGACATGTGAGCAGACGAAGAGCGATGATCGGCGCTATGTCGTCCACACCGAGACGTTTCCAGTGGAGAGGGTCGAGTCGGTCGACGTGACGGGATGCGGGGACACGCACACGGCCGCCATGGCCTTCTCTCTCGTGAAGAACAAGGACGTCAGGATGGCTGTGAAGTTCGCCAACGCCTGCGCCTCCAGAGCAGCATTGAAGTTTGGAACATCTGTTGTGGAAAGGGATGAAGATGAAGCTGGGACCTGATGTGTTGATCGAGATCGTGGCGATCGTGCAACGTGGATTGATCGAGGGTGAGGACGTCTCCCAGATGCTGAGGGACATGGACCTCGTGGGAGAGGACGCTGGAGGAGGGGACGACGGACCCTCGACATTCCGGCACGGGACGCTGCGCCTCTCCGAGGACTACAAGAGGAGCTGGTGAATTGCCCACGTACGAATATCGTTGCCCGAAGTGCCATCGGCAGATCGAGCTGGTGCATGGTATGAACGAGAAGATGTCACCTCTGTGCCTCTCAGATGAGTGCGGCGAGCTGACCATGGAGAGAATCATCTCTCCCTCCACGTTCATTCTGAGGGGGTCTGGATGGGCCAAGGATGGCTACGGGGGGGGTGGTGGATGATCGTTTTCATCGTCATCGCCTGTTTCTTCGCATTGACTACGTCCGTGGCTTCCTACCTCTGTGTGAGGTTCATGAGAAAGACCCTGCAGCTCGATGAGATCATCGATTACATGCAGGACGACCTGAACACGAATCTCAAGTATCTTGAGGATCTCCTCCAGAGGCCTGTGTTCATGAACACTCCCGAGATTGTGGAGTTCTGCAGGAACATGGAGATCATGCGGCTCCGTCTGACAGAGATCATCGCCCAGGCCCAGGAGCACACGAAGAGACAGGATTAGTCGAAAGGACAGATGAGCCAGTATTTCACGCGTGACACAGACATAGCGATCGAGAAGTTCATCAACACCTCCGGTTCGTTGGAGAAGCACGTCATCTTCAACAACGACATCCGGCCGGCCTTCGAGCAGCTGATAGAGAGCCTCATCTATACCTACGGGTTCTACTACATCGACGACGTCGACACCCTCAAGAGCGACTGCCTCACCAACCTGTACGAGATGATCCCGAAGTACGATCCGACCCGTGGCACGAAGGGCTTCTCGTACTTCAACGTCATCGCCAAGAACTGGTTCATCCAGAAGACCAAGGAGCGCAACCGACACGGGCGCCTCGAGAGCGAGCTCTATCTCGGGTTGGACCACGAGATGGCCAAGACCGACCCCGCCTTCCTGCTCTCTCCCTTCGAAAAACAGATCGAAGAGAAGGAGTTCTGGGTGACCATGGTCGAGCAGTTCGACGACTGGAAGGAGAGGCTCCCGAAGGAGTCGGAGCGGAAGGTCCTCGCGGCCGTCGTCTTCCTCCTGAAAAACTGTGACATGGTTTCTATCTATAACAAGAAAGCCGTGTACCTCTACCTTCGAGAGCTGACGGGTCTGAACCAGAAGCAGGTCGTCGTCTCTCTCAAGAAGATCAAGGACCTGTACACAGAGTGGAAGAGGACGTACACGTCCGAGGACTATGACGATGGGCAAGGCGGTTGACGAGCTCTTCGAGGACATCTACAACAACGTCAAGGAGGATCGCGAGATGCTCCGCAGCGCCGTCACGACTCTGCTCGAGGCCGCCGGAGATGAGTCGATCGCCCTCGCCTCCGTCTCCGAAGCCGTCGCCAAGATGGTCGACAGCATGACGAAGGCCAACTCACAGTTGGTTGAGCTCGCGAAGATAAAGTCGCGACGTGAGGCTGCCGACTCCGATGACTTCTCTGAGAACGAGGCCGAAGAGGTCTTCAGTGAGATCGAAGGGAACTGAGCAGACCGTCGGCGGGCTCCTCTCCACGGGCGACGACGTCGACGTCATGAAGATCCGGGCCGATCTCGCCCTCATGGACGAGATCGCCGTCAAGATAGGGTCGCTCGTCGAGGATTACGAGAGGGTGCGTGCCCGGGTGAACTCTGCCCTCGAGGCCATGCCGCTCGACGACGGGGTAGGTTCGACGTGATACCACAGAGCATAGACTCGTTCTACAACCCCGAGAGGTTCCTCAACGACCTCATCCAGAAATATGCCCAGGGATTGATCATCGAGCGGGGAGAGAACGCGCAGCTCTTCTTCAGGGCGACTGTCATGGCGGTCGACGTCGTCGGTGGCAAGCTCGAGAACCCCGACGGTGACGGCTCCGTCGAGCATCGGATCGGCGGCCGGAGTGTGACGTTCCCCGCCCGCCGCGGTCCAAAGAATCCGAAGAACTCTGTGAAGGCCCGGATAATATCAGAGGGCTTCGACCAGTTCATGAGCGACGAGGACGTCAGGATATACTGGCCGCTGTTTCCGGAACACATCGCCGTCCCCGTCTCGCCGGGGGAGCATGTCTATGTGATGTTCGAGGACAAGGACTTCAAGCACGGTCTTTGGCTGACGCGTGTGCCGGGGCACGAGAACACTAACTATTTCAAGGGCGAGTCGTCCTTCTCTGCCGGAGATTCCGACATCTCTTCCCTCTTTGGAGATCCAGCCGTCTCGGGTCCACCGGCGCAGATGTCCACAGACGTCGCCGCCAGCGAAGTCCAGTCCGGAGACCGCTCGGCCGCGAACGCCCACGGCGACCAATGAGCGACTTCGACATCGTCCTCGAGAGCGTGCCCTCCTTCACGAGGAGGGTCGGGGACCAGGTCATCCAGGGAAGCAACAACGTCCTGCTCGTCCTCGGCCGAGACCGCCCGTCCACCCCGAAATCGGGAGTGGGAGGGGCGGGGGCCGGGACCTTCCACCTCGTCTGTGGAAGGTCCTCGGAAGATCCGAGCTTCTCTGACGATAAGTCGTTTGTCTACGTCTCATGCAAGACGGCGGTAGACAAGAACCTCAGGTCATCCGGGATCGAATCGATCGACTCCGAGGGGCCATCCATCGTCCTCAAGACGGACCACACGCGCATCGTCTCGAGGAAGGACGTCAAGCTGGTCACCGGAGAGTCGTACATCTGTGTCTCAGATTCAGGGGAGACCACCGTCGAATCCAAGAAGATCATGCTCGGAAAGAGGGCCGACCAGAAGCTCATCCTCGGGACGAACTACAGGAACAGCCAGAAGTCGCTGCACGACTCGCTCTCCCAGAGCCTCACCATCGTCCAGCAGCAGCTCATCCAGAGTGCCGCCCTCCTCAAGGCCCCTCCGTTGGCCCTTGCCGCAGCCGCCATCGAGGCGGCCGTCCAAGCCATCAAGGCGTTCGAGCAATCGTCTCCGAGGTACCTGTCCTCCGTCTCATCAACCCTTTGATTTCGTTGTAGTACACTACATATCTGAGCGATGCCGATCGGTCTCTCTCTGCCTTTTGCTAAGTCCACTGGATCGTTGGGGTATCTTTCCTCGACTGACACAGAACTGCAGGCCGTGCAGGCGGACATCCTGTCGCTTCTTCTGACAGACTGGGGGGAGAGGCCCATGCAGTATTACTTCGGATGCAACATGAGCGAGTTCGTCTTCGAGCAGAAGACCGATGACCTCAAACAGCAGATAGCCTCCCGCATCATATCACAGGTCGGGAAGTGGCTGCCGTTCATAAAGCTCGATGAACTCAACATCCTGTACGGCTCTGACGATGGATCGATCGGAGAGAACAGCCTGAAGGTCAAGATGCGTTTCTCGTTCGCGAGCAGGACCGACCTCCGCGGCACGCTCGAACACACGTTCTGAGGGATAGATCATAGATGCCAAGCGAATTCGTGAAGGACAGGACAGTCAAACTCATAAACAGAGATCAAGAGTCACTGAAGCGCGACCTCATCTCTTTCGCCCAGGCCCACCAGTCCGGATCGTTCCAGGACTTCAATGAGTCATCGCCTGGGATGGGCATGCTGGAGCTGTGCTCGTACGTGGGCGGCGTCCTCTCTTTCTACCAGGACATGCAGTTCGATGAGCTTCGGCAGGAATCGGCGCGGCAGCTGAAGAACATCGTCAGAAACGCGAAGCGCATGGGCTACAGGCCGGCAGGAAAGCGCGCAGCGCGCGGGCAGCAGGTCTTCTACATCAACGTGCCAGCCGTCAACAGTGGTGGACAGATAGTCCCAGACGACACGTACACGCCGGTCATGCGCGCCGGTGCCAGGGTGCAGGGCCCGAACGGTGCTTTCTTCGAGACCCTGGCCGACGTCGAGTTCAGCGCCTCCACCCAGAGCGATCCACGTTTCGTGACCGGCTCTCGCTTCGATTCAAGCACTGGGCTGCCGACGTTCTTCGCCATCAAGAAATTCGTAGATGTGGTCGCCGGACAGACTGTGACCGACACGTTCGTCCTCGGCGATTTCGTGAAGTTCAGGTCGCTTGAGCTTTCCAACGAGGACGTCATCGAGATCCTCAGCGTCACCGACAGCGATGGGAACAAGTACTATGAAGTCGATTACCTCGCCCAGGAGGCTGTCTACGTCGCTGTCGTGAACCAGGACAGCGACGCATCTGTCGTGCCATACCAGCTGAAGCTCGTCACCGTTCCGCGTCGTTTCATCAGCGACTACGATCCCACCACGCGGAAGACCACGATGGTGTTCGGCTCCGGGGACGGTGTGAACTTCGACGACGAGCTCGTGCCGAACCTCGCCGACCTCTCACTTCCGTTGGCCGGTCGGAGCACCTTCACGTCGTTCCCGCTCGATCCACAGAACTTCCTGAAGACAAGGAGCCTCGGCGTCAGCCCGTTCAACACCACGGTGACGGTCGAGTACAGGGTCGGAGGAGGTCCACAGACGAACGTTCCAGCCAACTCTGTGAAGTCTGTCGCAAAGGCGGTGCTCGACTTCTCCACGACGGGGCTCGTCGCATCGACGAAGGGCGACGTCGAATCTTCGTTGGTCACCAACAACCTGACCAGCATGGAGGGAGGAGCCCCCGAAGAGAGCTCGGATGAGATCAAGATGAACTCCCTCGCCCACTTCGCGGCCCAGAACAGGACGGTCACCCGCGAGGACTACATGGCACGGGTCCTGACGCTTCCCGCGAAGTTCGGAAAGCCAGAGAAGGTGTTCGTGAAGAGGTCCATAGGAAATGCCCTCGGCGTCGACGTCCACCTCCTCACGTCCGACTCTGAGGGACACCTCGCGCTCGCGTCGGTGAACCTGAAGAAGAACGTCAGGACGTACCTCTCACGTTACAGGATGCTGACGGACGGCGTGAACATCCTCGACTCGAGGATCATTAACCTGAGGTGCAATTTCGGGGTGGTCCTGGGTCCGAACTCCATCAGGTCGAAGGTCCTCGCCAAGTGCATCGACGTGATCCGGGAGTACCTCAGGGTCGATAGGATGCAGATCAACCAGCCCATCGTCCTCTCGCATCTCTCGGCCGAGATACAGAAGGTGATGGGCGTCGTGTCCGTGTATGAGCTCAAGTTCTCGAACGTCGTGGGAGTCCTGGAGGGATCGAGCTACTCGACGACGCGGTTCGATCCGAGCGCCCACCGCCGGAACGAGATCATGTACTGCCCCGAGAATTCCATCTTCGAGGTGAAGTTCCCGAACAAGGACATCGTCGGAGCTGCGAAGTGACATGATATACAGGATCTTCCCATCAAAAGACACTGCGATCACC